GTAATGAAAGCGATCGAAGTGTATTTTTATACAACGACGCGGTTGGAGTATGACCAACTATATCATAGGTGATAGCATTATCATCTAATTTATAGGTGACTTGAGTGGTAGAAGCCATGGTAGGCCCTTTCTGTGAAATGACAGCACGCATCACTGCGTTCTGGGACATTCATGTTATCCTCTGCAGAATTAACGCTGCACCATCTAACATGTTAGTCACTGAAAGTGAACTGAAAACGCCAGCAGTCTCTGATCCGGATGGAAATCCGCGGGTACGTACGTATTGCGTTAATGCAATTTGTTCGTCCCCATCCCATTGTGACGATGCGGATGTAATACCATCATGCATAGCAGGAAGACTCGCAATTACGCGGGGCTTCATGTACCATGTATGCTTGGTAGAATGTCCTAACATCTTAACATTGTGATTATCAAAGAGGCGACGAGGATCCTTTGCAAAGCTCTGCCAGTTGACCATCCAGTCAACCACAAAGCTAAAAGGAACCAAGTCCCACGCTGCTTCAATGACCTTCTTGACACCCAGCGCTTGTAGTGTAAGTGCGAACCTTGATTGTATCCCGATGGATTCATCAAGTTTCGACATACACGAAAACGTTGCGACCCGTTCAACGGTACCCCTAGAAGCTGAAAGCTTGCAGAGGTATCTATTGTCCGAGTAGGTGTCATTTGGGTCAGGAGGAATCGTCTTCCTTTCGGAAGCCGACAAAGGACGAAATTTTCCGGCCGTGTCATTTAAATATTCGATATGTTCAGAAACATCGTTGAAAACATTACCAAAGGCAATGCAATCACGATATAATTGTTTCCAACCATACTTATACGATAAATGACCTGACGAGACGGCATTTAAAGTCGATCGAATGGATCGGCCACTTCGGAGGGCTTTTAGCGGTGATAGAGGATTTTTCAACATCCCTATCGTAGCCATAGCCTCACCTAATGTGACCAATATGTTCGATTTCGTCTTCATATGTCCGTCCAGAGAATGTCCGACTTCGGATACCAAACTATTCCAGTCGATGGAGTCAAAGACACCACCGTGTGATACAGTCGGGGACCATTTAAAGGTCCCAGCATGTATCTCCTGTTTATAGTTGTATGTTGATGGCAAGCAATGCTTGGAAGCATGCTCGATCTCAACAATACTTGGTACAACACGACAAAGCAATGGATAATGCTTAGTATGCGTGATTGCATTATACATATCACGCGTAGTAGCAGATTCATTGTCCG